GCAATGACTAAATCAGATATCTTTATTATTTCCCCAATCTCCCCGGTTCGTGATATAATCACAACATCGTGTTGCTCATCATATCCGTACTTCCAGTTCTTCTTATCGTTTCTTCTTTCGATAGTTTCACTGGGGATATAATCCTCCAACAGGACATACAGGTTATTTTGATCTTCTTTCCGCAAAGCCTTGTTTACTATCTAGTTTACTTACTCCTTTTTCTGCCATCTCGATATTCTCCTTTTCAGATTCTATCCTACTCAGTATCTCGAATGCATCAAATATAGCTAATTTCTTTGTTGCTGCTGCGTTCTTCAATTTGTCAGCAGTCAACTCGTCATCCTCATCTCCTTGAGGCTTGAGTATGTTTTCTTTAGCTACGGCAATCAATTGCTCGACAGCAATCTTTCCTGCCTCAATTATTCTCAACTTGATTTCTTTCGCATCATCAATCATAACTTAACTGTTATTTGGTGGTCAAACATTCTGTAAAGGGTCTCGTCCTCAACCATAAACTCATACTCACTGTCAGGCCTGAAGCAGACTATGTCCCCTTCGTTTATCCCTTTTGACAACAAGTATTCATTTGGGTATTTCATTTGGCCCATCAAGGGCTCATACTTTATTGGCTTGTTTATGTATGACTTTCGTACAGGAATCGGTTTGACAAAGCAATACTTATCGTAAGACTTCCAAACACCTTCATTCCTGTAAAGGAAAAATTGGTCGGGTTCAATAAGGAATATGTCGTCTCTGAAAAAACTCTTTCCACTCTTTCTGTTTCCTTTGATGTCATTGTAAAATTTAAAAGCATTGTGATGTACTAGTAGTGTATCTCCGGGAACGATGGGTCCAGAGTATCCCCTTGGCGTTTCAATTACCTCAGCAAGCCTATTAGAGGATTTGTAGTCTTCCTCTGACGTGCTTATTATGAGATCAATGCCACCAATGTTTTTGGTGTTATTGTATCTCTTGCCCTCTAATGGCTTGGTTATAAAATAAAATGGTGACTGCATTAAAAGCTTATGTTGTACTCAATAGCCATTGGAATGGTTGATGTGAATTCCTTCCATAGGATGACTTCACTCTTTTCATTTTCAATGTAAATCTTGACTGATTGTTTTTCCTCATTAAACCTAATAGATGAGATTGAATAGGAATCGCCAAGAACCTTTTGACCAACAAGATAATGCATGGCCCCTCCTTTATAGTCTGGGCCAATAGATATTTTCCGTATATCATACATATTAGATTAGATTAAATTAGATTGAATTGAATTGTATGCTTACTGGAGCTGCCAGATATTTAAGTCGGCAGAAGGGATGTTACTCCAACCACTAAGATTTGTGTGAGGATACAGACCACCTTGATTAAGTCCACTGCCTGTACCAGATGCATCACGCATAATCTCAAAGGATATCGTAGTTCCAATTGTAGTGATGTTCAATGGGAAGGTTATTTCATAAGGGACAACAACATCAGTCGAATCTAAATGGAATCCTTTTACAGCAGAAGCCTGAACGCCATTCACCAAGAATCTGAAAAGAATTATACTAACTCCACCCGATGATCCTTGACGCTCAATGCTACCATACCCATTAATCATGTATAGTCCTGTTTGGTTGAATGTCACTAAACCGTTTGCCGCCAAAGACACCGCAGCGTTTGATTGAGCAGGGCCAAATGAAACTTGAGTCGCAACACCAACACCGCTAGGCACTTGAGATACAGTAGAGTTTGCAACCAATACAGATGCAAACTGAGTGTTCTCATTGATTAACTGAGCGATAGCAGCAAACTCGTAGTTCTTGGTAATGTTGGAATCAGATGTATCTGTTCCAATTAACTTGCTTGACAGCGATGGGGTGCTATCAAGTCCGTATTGAGAGATTTTCATTTATCTTCTTTTTTAGTTATTTCTCCTGTCTTCATGTTAATGACAGCGTCCTTACCGTATTTGTCCATCAAGTCTTTTTCGATTGATGAAAACTTTTCACGCAAAGAATCCATAGCCATTAACACTGTGTGCTTTTGGATTTCTAGATCAGCAATCGTCACCTTCATCCTAGTGTATTCAGAGTTCGCTTGTTGAATTTGATCTAGTTCTTCCTGTGTTAATTTTCGAGTATATTCCATTAGATTATTTACATACAAATATATGCGTTTTTGTAATAACAAAAATCCCCCAGCTAGTGGGGGATTAATGTAGAATGAAAAACAATTTATTTGGTTGTGGATTTGGTCTTCTTTTTTGCCTTGGCTTCCACTTGTGAAGGATGTGGCATTACTGTGTAATGGGTATTCTTTTCCATTCTGTAAGCCTTCAACAGTTGCTTTCTGTTTTGACCCTCTCTGAATGAAACGTGAACCCAATCGGGATTCTCATCGGTACCGAACTCCCATATCATCTGATCAAACTCAAGGTTGCTTGCAATGTACTCGAATGCTTTTGCGTTATTCTCATTCAAGTCAAAGTCAACAGCTTCACCTGTGTTGTGCTGGCTAGTCTTAGAGCCACCGATGTACTTGTTCAATGCGATTGACCTGTACCCACTAGTGATTTTGATTGGCATACCCAAGCCCTCACGCAAAGGCTCAAGTACCTGCTCGCACAATGTCTTTAAGTTCTCCAATACAGCAGGGTCCTTTGGGATGTTTGGAATTTCGTTTTTGATTGCTGTTTGACTATATGTCAATTCACGCAAAGTAAAGTTTTCTGTAATGTTCATAATCTTATTTTCTTAATACTATTAGCAAAAATAATACTATTGAGACAATAACCAACCACCATGGGTAATCGCATTCTTTTACAGAAATCCTTGGAGGTAAAGTAATTGTCTTTGAAACCTTGATAGTATCTGGCTTCTGCTTTACATAAGTCCTTATAATGTCATGGTCTCTGATTATCTTGACTATAACACTCCCGGTATCTATCACAATGGTGTCGCTTACCTCGGTGTAAAAGGTTTCAAAAATCTCAACTGAGTCTGTGTAGATAATTGTATCGAACTTTACGACCTGTGGTTGACAGATTACGGGATCTTTCTTGCACGCCTTCTTTAGATGCCACTGCGCAGAGCAGCTAGACAGCAATAGTATTAGCGCCCCTGCCCACGATATTTTTTGCATGGTTTATTGTTTTTAGAGTGTACTCCGGGCCTTCTCCTTTTAGGCTTAGCCTTGTGCTTTGCTATCTGTGCTTGCTTTGCCATTTGTGTACTTATCTATTACTGTGTATCCTAACGAGAAAATAGTGATAAACTCCACCGCCTCAACGAGCTGAGGAGTATTGTAATAAACCAAGCTGCCAAAAAGAACCAAAGCACCAACGATGCCCACGAATCTTTTAGAACTGAACTCGCCCTTGTCGCCTTTAAATACTTCATTTACTTTCATAGAAATATTTTTGAATCATTAAACTATCGTTCAAATTGTGGATTTCATCCAAAACCATTGCAGCACTATCGCACATCATTTCGGAGTGGTGTATCTGCTCCTCTGCTTTTTCTTCGATACTTGGTTCAATTGTTACCGCCATAATCAAGGCGATAGCTACTAGGGCGTAAAGTAGTTTCATATTTTGCCTAAATTTTTATAAATTGATATCTCAGTAATCAATGCAGAGCAAAGTGAATCTTGCGTTTTTAACTGCTTTGATAGTTGCTCAAGTTTTGCTTCGCATTGCTGTAACCGGCTTTCGCATCGATCATTGATGTCTTTGCTTTGGCTTTCTGCACGATAATATAAAACACTCACAACGATCAACATTAAGAATGTAATCGCTTTTGCTGGGTCACTTTTGAATTGATCAAAGTCAATTGGGAATTTCATTATTGTTCAAATATAATACCAAAATATCAAATGCTATTTTGAGAAGCAAGCAAGAGCCTGAGCCTTGGCAAGAATAGTCAAAGCTTCATTATCCTTGATTGCATTCTTTAATGTTTCTGCATCTGTTGGATCCAAGTCCAACTCTTCTCCTGCATAAAGTTTCTGAGCCCAGTGCCAAAACTTTAAGGCATCTCCCTTTGAACCCTGTGCTAAAACTTGTGCAATTAATTTGCCGATATTTGAATCAGCAATCTCAGTTCCGTCCAATGCAACGATTGGTAAATTTAGATTTAATTTCATATTTTAGTGAATCCTAATTGTTGTAGTGCCCAGTCTATAGCATATTCATCATCAGTTCCCCACTGAGAATATGTTTGGTCATCCATATAAAGATTACCCTCTAATACAACAACGCCAGCTTGAGTTTCTAGTGTTTCTGGATCTACGACCTCGGTGCTTACTGACCAATAAAAGCTAGCTCCAGTCCCCGGTAATGGAATAGATATTGCTGTCATATAAAATAATTTACCAACACCTTTGGTTGGAACTACTACATCTTGTATTACAGTGTATTGCATGTACAAATCTATTAAAAAACATTTACAATTATCCCCCCTTGAATGTCAATGTTCTGTTGACCCGGGGGGTTTGTTGGAATTACTAACATTCCAGTATATCCTGCAACTCCATTTACAAAGTATGAAGTTGAATTGACATCGCCATTAACATTTAACTTATAGACATTGTCAACATTAGTCCCGATTGCAACATTTCTCGAACTAAAAATTCTCATCGATTCGGAATATACAGTTCCACTTTTGAATATTACTTCTTTACCAGAAATGCCAATATCTCTCGCAGCATTTCCCACTGTCAATGCTTGAAAGTAAGATGTTGTTGCGTCATTAGAAATAATGCCCCCATCCCCACTTGCTAATGTTGCCCTAAGTGCAATATTTGTGCCTATAACTTGAAGAGAAGCTGTAGGAGTTGTAGTGCCTACTCCTACTCTATTGTTTGTTGAATCAACGTAAAGAGTATTAGTATCTACAGTTAAGCCGCCTACAGTAATGGAATTTGTAGTAGTATTACCAGCGGTAGTTACTTGATCTAATGTAGGAGTTGGAACGGAAATATCCGAAAGCACTTGAGCAGCCGTCCTGCGATGGACTACACCGCCACTCAAGGTCAAGAAATCACCTGCTGCATTACTAACAGAAGACAATGCCAAATCAACTAGCGATGTTCTTCCACCGACTACGGTCATTGCGTTTCCGCTACCGCTTGTCTTATTTACATAAAGGGCCTCATTGGAACCGCCTTTAGTCACTACTATTCCATACCCACTGCCGCTCGTATGGTCGACAGTAAGCGTGTTAGTACTTCCGTTGTTTGAAAATGTTCCACGGGCAGCTAATAATTGATGGGTTCCTAGATTTACATTAGTTGTAGCTCCCGTGTAAGGAACATACCCCGTCAACGCACTTCCGTAGTTAGGAATATTAAGAACATTGCTTACTAATGTAGCTGCCCCACTAGAGCCTGTGGTTGTGAGTGAGGTTATACGGTTTGTATAAGCTGTATCCCAGTTTGCCTGAGAAGCCGTAGTAGGAAGAGCGTATCCTGCCGCATAAGTTATTGCAAAAGTACCTGAACTAGTAATTGTTGCAGGAGATACACTTAGTCCTGTAGGAACCGTCATCGCTACAGAGGTGACTGTCCCACTTCCTCCTCCACCGCCAACAGTAATGTTTCCACTACCAAGTAAAGATATCCCATTGATGGATTTTATATTTACCTGATTGACGAGCAGGTCCTGCTTTGCACTCAAGGCAACAACTAGATCGGTTTGATCTATTATATCACCAAGGATATCACCCCAATACGTTTCGCTAGATATGGTTAAATTCCCACCGCCCAATATAGACTGATTATTTATAGTCTTAATATTGGAACCGCTCCTAAGTATATCTTGCTTGTTAACTAACTGAGCCTGAATATTTCCATTTATTCCTCTAAGGGCCTCAATGTCAGCATTGGTTAATAGCCTGCTTTGATCTTTAGCGGCATCACTAGGAGATGGATCTCCTTGATTCATTATTACTTCTCTGATGCGGCTAATAGACATTTAATTATTCGCTAACTGGCTCGTCAAATACAACGTCAAATTCAATAGGTTCGCCTAAAATAGGCAGTAAAGATTCGTCAAAGGTTATTGGTAGTTTCATTGGTATCAGTTAGTTTCATCGAATGGGAACTTAGATGGTTTAGGGATATATTCGCCTTGTGGTAGGTCAAAAAGCCACATATATTCTGAATCTTTAAAAGTCTCTTTGTCTTGCTCGTTGCCGAAAAAGAACCACACGTGGTTGATGTCTTGAACGCAGTTTATGAAGCAATAAGGGTTGATAAAAACGCCTTGTACTTCGTTTGCTTGTTCTTCGGTTAAAATATATCCTATCATACGTTACGAGATAAAGTTGTTTGAAATGCTTGTACTGCGGTATAAAAGTTATTGAAATTCGTATTACTTAAAGAATCGCCCAAATGTGCAAATGCGATTTGTCTTGATGAAAATTCTGTAGTCGTTCCATTACCATTTGCAGCACCTAAGTAAACATTATTATTTGGAATAGTTGATTGTGTAGTTGTCGTTGTTTGAGATACTGATACATTGCGTTGAAATGATTCCCAAGATGATGTACCACTTCTTGATGTTCCCCACATTCCACTAGCATCCGATGTAAAAAAAGATATTGTTGCTGTGGAATAATCCCAACAATAAAAAAACCTTGCCGTAGCACTAGTTTGAATATTTGTTAAAGGTAAAGCCGAAGCATTTTCCCAGTTACCCATATCAGTAATTGAACCTATTCCCATTGCCGCAGTTCTTACATAAACACTTAAAGATAAATTATTTATACTTTGATTTGTCGCAGTATTAAAGCCAGTATTCATATACGCACTTGTTCCATTAGGCGTAACCCCCGTACTCGCAAAAGTCCAACCCGAACTAAAAGAACCCGTAAAACTTGAACTAACTAGATTTTGCGAACAAGCCGCTTGTCTTGCAGCTGTTGTTCCTATACCTCCCCCAACCATTGGATAAATGGCTTTCATTTTAGTCCAAATACCATCAGTTTTCATTTGTAAAACCAAACTATTGACTGCTGATTTTTCCGTTAAAGATAATGTCCCACCAGCAGTTGTAACTCGGTCAAAAAATGCCTGTGCGTCCGGGTCGAAACTCGGTGCCAGTGTTGTTACTGAGATGGTATTTGAGTATCCTGTGATTGGCATTATTCAGTTGGGGGGAATGGTGGTGCTGGTGGTGGTACGTACTCGGCTTCGGGTAAGGTAAGTAGGTAATCCCATTCTGTATTTAAAATTTCCTCTTTGTCCTGCTCAGATAAAAATAAGTACCATACTCCGTTAATATCTTGTACGCAATTAAAAAATACATAAGAGCCATAATATACACCTTGTATAGCGTCTTTTTGTTCTATTGTTAAAATATATCCTATCATTATACTTGACGTGAAAGGGTTGTTTGAAATGCTTGTACTGCTGTGTAAAAATTAGATGCTTCGGTAGAACTAAATCCATCACCGATAGATGCAAATGCGTATTCCTTATTTGTATAAAAAAAAGCAGTTCCCCCAGCATTTGCACCTCCTAAATATAAATTATTATTTGCAAATGTTCCAGCGGTTGCTGTTCCTGTTAAAAATGAACTTGCATTGCGAAACAAAACTTGTGCTAAACTTCCATTCGTACAACCAACCCAAAAACCTCTTGAATCGGTAGATGCAAAAGAAGATGAATAGGAAATATCCGCAATGCCAATATATGCTATATTTGTAGCATATCTTGTAATTAAGTAAGTCGGGTTTGTAGTCATACCAACATTTGAAGCGTTACCAAAGTCGTATGCATTACCAGCATTCTCATTATTTCTTACATATACGCTTAGATGAGTATTTATTTGTGTTAATTCAGATAATGTGTTTAAATTAGTATTCATAAACGCGCTACTTCCATTTCCTTTGACTCCCGTACTTGCAAAAGTCCAACCAGAAGTAAAAGTACCTGTAAAACTTGAACTCTTTAAATTCTGAGAACAAGCTGCTTGTCTTGCAGCAGTTGTACCAGTGCCGCCTCCCACCATTGGATATATGGCTTTCATCTTAGTCCAAATACCTGCGGCTTTTAAATCAGCAACCAATGTCTCTGTAGCCAATACCTCAGCGTATGAAAGCGTTCCACCTGCTGTATAAACACGGCCAAAGAATGATGCAGCATCAGCGTCAACGCCAGTGGCTACACGTAATCTGTAGTAGTAAGTTGTGTTTGCAGTCAGCCCACTAACAACCTGTGAGTTACTAATAACGACAAAGTTCTGGTACGACCCTACGAACGATGAGAATGAACTGCTAGTGGATACGTCAAGCAAGTAATATGAAGCGCCAGAAAATGCGTTCCAGTTAGCTGTGAATGATGTTTCACCAACACCAGTTGCAGCAGTTGCCACTGGCACTGTAACTATCTGTGATGCTACTATTCCGTGTGTTGCTAATATCATAATTATGCAGTTATGTCACCAAAGAGGTAGCATTCACTGGCTGATAAGAATACCAATGTTGCACCACTATACTGACCAGATAATTTCAATTTACCACCATTACTTCTTATTGTCATACCTGCTCCTGCTACAATCGTAGTTTGACCTGCTCCGTATTGAGCTATCAATATTTGCTGTCCTGCAATAAATGTAGAAGCAGGCACAGTTAAGTTATTAGCACTACCCACATTCATCTCTACTAATTTGTCAGCGTCACCAGAAACCAATGTATATGATGCAGTTTGTCTGTTAGCCGTAATTATTTTGTTTGTCTTGGAGTCAAGTTGAGTCTGAATAGCAGAAGACACTCCGTTTAAATAACCAAATTCAGTATTATCTACAGACCCTGCACCTATCTTAGTAGCATCAATCCCACTTGGAATATCACCAGCAGATAAGTCTGCACCAGCAGTAACCAAGCCCTTACTGTCGTAAGTAATCTTAGTCTTAGTAGCTCCGGTGATAGCAGCATTCTCGTCTACCTTCCCATCCAACGCAGTCTGTAAGTCAGTCTGATTTGATAATGTGCCTGTAATACTACCCCAAGCAACAGACCCTCCACCTCCACCAGTATTGGTGATGGTAATAGTATCTGTACCGTTATCAGTAATAGATATGCCTGAACCAGCCGCTAACTGCAATGCACCACTTAGTCCCTCTAAAGAAACAACTCCTCCACCTCCACCTCCAGAGTACTGAGGTATGTTCAACGTATTGCCAATCAACGTAGCAGCACCACTAGATCCAGTAGTAGTCAACGTCAGCGTACCCTGCTTAGCGTTCAATTGAGTTTGAATAGCAGAAGATACTCCATTTAAATACCCAAACTCTGTGTTGTCTACCGATCCAGCTCCAATCTTTTGTGCATCTATACCTGTAGGCATATCGCTAGCGGCCAAATCTGCACCAGCAGTTACCAATCCCTTGCTGTCGTAGGTTATTTTAGTCTTGGTTGCTCCTGTAATTGAAGCGTTTTCGTCTACCTTACCATCTAATGCTGTTTGTGTTGCAGTGGAAATGGGTAAAGAACCCGGAGCAACCTTCTTGGTTTCTCCAGAACTAGTATCTTCTATTATCATCCAGTCATTGGATGGATCTATGCCTCCAATGGTGGTCAGGTTATAAATAAAAATATCTGCCATGTTAAGGTACTCTTGTTGTTACAATAAAACGATCACCAGAATCTGTGACAATGTAATTACCATTGTCAGCAACCAAAAGACCGGTGACTAAAATAATAGCCTTTGTCTTCGCTCCTCTAATTAAATTAGCTATCGCAATTACCATAAGGCTACAATATCAGTTGCGTTAGTGCCAGTAGCCCAAACTCGAACCACTTGAACAGGGACGAAAGACCCAGCCGTTAACCCAACAAATGTTACATCATCACCACCAGCGGTAGTAACTTTTATGTCTCCATCTCCCCCAATGTAAAGAACACATCCATTATTACCGGTTCCATCTTGAGTTGATACACTCGGTATGTTTGTGCTATCGCTTGGGGTAACAGCAGCTGCACGATATGCTTGTAATTTCTGATAACTCATGATTATTTATTATATGGGAAAGCCCGGTTTAATTTATCTTTTCTTTCTGCGCAGCCGCAAGGCTTGCCTGTAGCTTGCGCTACTTTCTCGACAACCGCTTTGATGCCGGTCGCTGTTGTGATCT